ATGTGGATTCAGGATAATCAGATAATGTTTGTCCTTCTCTTATATAAAACGGCAAGATACCTTGATTGTTTGTTCTTACTCCATCTTTGCCTGTTTCTAAATGAAATAAATTGGCGTATTCATCATGATAACTAAAATCAGTTTCTTCGTATGTTTTGTTAAGTTGATCATGTGTAATGAGTTTAGATGCAAATATACCATTTCTTAAATTCTTCAATGTATCAAATTGATTTACTATTCTATATTCTATTGCGATTTGCATTTCGTTCTTAATGTCTTTTTCACCGCCTTGATTTACATTGGCCGGTTTAGGTCTAAATCTTGCTAAGGCAGGTCGTGCCGTATTGCCTTCTATTGCCATCATTGATTCTAATGATCTGTAATTAAAACCTGATGATGTTTCATAGAAGTAATAACCTGCACCTTCAAATTTTGTACTTCGTGTTTGTAAAGACAATGTATCAATAGCATCAAAAGGTCTTATTCTAGGAAATACGTGTTTATGTAATCCCCATGATGGTTCAAAATAAAAATCTTTTACTGACGCCAAGAAATCTTCATTTTTAGTTATATTAGCGACCATATTTGAATAAGATTCTGTTTGTGCATTACTTACTACAACTAATTCGTTTGTCATCATTTCTTTACTACAAAAATGTAATAGATATGCCTGCGCTCTTGGTGTAATATTTGCTCTATTTTCTATTTTGTAAATGTACATTGGGTTGCCTGATTTAGATGTGAAATCGTAACCTTTTGATAGTGATGGTGTAAAGAATTTAAACTCTAGGCGTTCATTACCTGTTAACGGCAATTTACCTATTACGTTGTTTGCATCTACAACTAATATACTGCCTGATAATGTTTTATTAAATATACTTTCATAAATGTTTAAATCTACAACCATTGTATCAATACCTATAGAATCAGGTTCACTATCACCTTGTTTACTACGATATGAAATTAATCTTACATCTGAAAGATAATATGCACCAGGTTTTTTTATTGAACTGGCATCAAGTGTATTATATATACTCATTTTATTCTGCCATCAAGTTTTCAAATTCTTCCAATAATATAGTTAAGTATGCTGGATTTAATAATTTGATTTGTCTCTTTTGATCTTGTATTCTTTGTTCGTATTCTCTATTAGATACTGATACTGCAAAAGGTGTGCCCTCATTAACTTCTATCTTATGTGAATAATCACTAGGCCCATTACTTGATATGTTACCACTTGATTGATCAATTTCATAATGATGTATTGCATCTGGATTATTATATTTGTCATTTACATATTGTTCAAATTCATAAGTTGTTAATGGCCATCCATAATATCTATCTGTAATATTATTTGTCATTAAAATTACCCAATGATAATAAGAACTACCAAAATGTTTTAATGATGTTATCTCTGGTGTTTCTCCTTCTGGTACATCATATAGATCATATAAACTTGCTTGATCTAAAATCTTTGATCTGACTTTAACTCTACGCATTAAGTTAGTAACTAGTTTTTCATTACCATCACCTTTTAGATCATATAAACCTTTTGGAAAATATGTAAAATACATATTAGAATCCTGAGTTTATTGTTTGTTTAGTCATAATCTCTGTCTCAGCAAATTTTAAAGTCATTTTAGTATAAATTGGGGCAGCACCAAAAGCATCAGAAGCAAAAGTACTGAATACTCCTTCATCTCCATGTTGTAAGTCCATAGATTTCAATACACACTTACTAATTTTAGGAATATATGAGTTTCTATTTTCCATATACATATAAGTTATTTGAAATTGTGATGGCACTATAAAATCATTACCTGCACCAATTTCTGGGTGCATGTGATATTTAAATTTCTGTATTATCTTTTGTGCGCTTTCTAATTCTTTTTTATTCTTTGGTGCAAATTCGAATGTGTAATCAAATTCTCTCATTGGTACACCTTTGAACACCATTTCTAAATTAGGATTAATTGCTCTACCTGTTACCTTTTGTACTACTGCCTTTAAATCTCCTGCACCCGGTACTATCGCAAGAGCCATACTTGCTAATTCCATTCCGAGTTTACCAGCTACATTTGGTATTCTCATTAAATCTGATAATGATCCTATTCCTGCAAGATCAGCTAAAAATCCTCCTTCTACTCCTTCATGTGAAACATTATAACTTGTTTTTAATCCTGGCGGCGTATATAAAATTAATGTATCACAAACTCTACTGTGTCTATCGCCTACATAACCAGCATTAATACCTGATGATGCTTTAACTACTCGTGCTTGAGCAGCTTCCTTACTTCTAGTATTCTTATATGTCCCCATTTTATTTTCTAATAAACCTGCAGGATCTGCTACGGGATCTTTACCTAAAGATTTTGCAATTGCATTAGCACCTTTTTTCATACTATTAAAAATTTGACCATAAGCTGTATCAGTTTCTAATATATCAAATATCATATAATGACCTGTGCCTAAATTTTGTACATTTTCAGGATACCATGCCGTTCCATATTCATAAGGATTGGATTTCATGTGAGAAACAGGACTTGTATCATTTGCTATTTCTAATGGTGATTTGTTTAATATCTTGGCAGCAGCAGCATTTTGTGCCATACCATTTTTTGCTTTATCAAATAAACTACCAGCAATACCACCTGCTATACCTACTAATCCGCCTCCTGTAAGATTGCCTAAGTTTTTTTGTACTATATCTGATATACCCATAGTTGATAAATACCTTTATGATTAATAGTAATATTTATATGTGATATGGTAAAGAGTTATAAAGGAATATACAAACCAATCAACCCTAAAAAATATATTGGAGATCCAAATAGAATAGTCTATCGTTCCATGCTTGAACGCAGAATGATGGTTTATTTAGATAAAAATGATCAAATTGAATTTTGGGCAAGTGAAGAAGTACCTATTGTTTATCGTTCACCTATTGATTATCGTATTCATAGATATTTTCCTGATTTTATTTTCAAGTTAAAAACTGGTAAAAAATATATGGTTGAGATTAAACCTTATAAACAATGTTTTCCACCAAAAACACCTAAGAAAAAAACAAACTACTTTCTAAAAGAACAATTAGAATATATTAAAAATCAAGCTAAATGGACAGCGGCCAAAACCTATTGTGAAGGTAATGATTTAGAATTTAAAATCTTCACTGAAAAAGATATAGGTGTCTATAATTAGACATAAATATAGTAAATGGTTAGTATTTTAGATAAACTGGTTAGTAAACAAGGCGACACTACAAAATCAGCTGCATGGTATAAAAATTCTATTGCATCTATTGCTGATAAAATTAGTGCTAACAAGTTGATGGCACAAGGTAAATTGACACCAAGACCGAATGTTGGTTCATTGAATATGTTTTTTTATGATCCAAAATATAAAAAAACTTTACCTTATTATGATACTTTTCCATTAGTATTACCATTAGAAGTAATACCAGGAGGCTTCAGTGGATTAAACTTTCACTATTTACCACCTGTACTGAGATTAAGGTTATTAGAAAATATGCAACGTTGGGCTACAAACAATAAATTAGATTCGACTACAAAATTTGACGTTAGTTGGCGTAGAGTTAAAACTATTCCATTAGTTAAGCCGACTATCAAAAAATATTTGTATAAACATGTTCGATCAAACTTTTTAAAGATTGATGCTCAAGCAGCAGCTATTGCATGTTATTTACCAGTTCAAAGATTTGTTGGTGCATCCGATACAGGAGTTTATCGTGCATCTAGGAGTATGATTTAATGGCAATATTAAGAGGCGGTGTTCGTATTGGTGGTTTTGATATCAGATTAGGTATTCCTAGAGATAGATCATTAGACAACGTTGAATCAGATCCACGTTTTAGACACCAGGCAGGTGCCAATCCAGAAACTACTATTGGCCGTTTTCTATCTTATGTTAATGAGGCAGAAGGATTTGCTCGTAAAGCCAGATTTTATGTTGAATTTAATTTACCAAAAGGAAATTCAGGTGGTTTATTGGGTAGTTTGCAAGGCATAGATGATTTAAGTCAGGTTGGTATTTCAAATTCAACACAAGAATCAGAACTTACATTTAAAAATTCATCAACAATGAATTCCGTACAAACAACAAATGGTCGTAGAGTGAGAGCATTCTGTTCTGCTATTGCTATGCCTGATAGAGACATACAAACAAAAGAAATTAGACATCATGGGCCAGCATATAAGATTGCATTTGACCACAAATCAGCAGATATTCAAGCAACATTCTATTGTGATAAGTTTTTAAGAGAAAGATCTTATTTTGAATTATGGCAATCGGCTATCTATAGTAATCAATCTAACAATTATAATTTTTATGATAATTATGTATCTGATGTTAACATTTATCAACTAGGGCAATTTGCAAGTCGTAATGAAAGAGATGATATAACTTATGCTGTTCAATTGTATGATGTATTTCCTAAAATTATTGGACCGGTTGAATACAATTACGAAGCAAATGCTGTTCAAACATTTACAGTTACATTTACATTTAGATATTGGATTAATTACTTCTTAGATAAAGCAGGTGAAATTACTGTAGGCAATCCAGCATTTAGAGATGTTTCGGTTAAAAGTGGATATGGTGCTTTTGGAGGCATTCTAAATAATCTACCACCAGAATTAAGACGTGCTGGTATAGATGTATTAGAAGGATTAAAAAGACGTATTCCAATTGGGGGTATTACAGGTGGTAGAGTATTCCCTCCATTCGGCAGTTTACCACCACTTAATTTATAATATAAAAGGAGTTAATTATGGCGTTACCAAGAGTTGATGTGCCAACGTATGAATTGACGTTACCATCAGAAGATAAAAAAATCAAATACAGACCATTTCTTGTTAAAGAAGAAAAAATACTGTTTATAGCACTTGAAACAGGTGATAATAAACAAATGGTTAATGCTTTAAAAGAAGTTATTAATGCTTGTACATTTGATATATTAAAAATAGAACAATTACCAATATTTGATGTTGAGTATATCTTTTTAAATATTCGTGCAAAATCTGTATCAGAGATTGCTAGATTTAAAACTATATGTCCTGATGATGGTAAAACTTATGCTGAAGCTGAAGTTGATTTAACTAAAGTTGAAGTTCAAGTTGATGATGATCATACTAATAAAATAATAGTTGATGAAAAAAGAAACTTGGGTTTAGTATTAAGATATCCTACGTTAAATAATTATGATGTGGGTAAAGGTATAGAAACATTAGAAATTGATAAAGTATTTACTATCTTAATAGATTGTATTGATCATATTTTTGAAGGAGAAAAGATATATCCTGCAAAAGATAGCACAAAAACTGAATTAAAAGAATTTATTGATTCTTTACCACCAGAATCATTTAATAAAATTAAAAAATTCTTTGAAACTATGCCTAAATTGAAACATGATGTTGAAGTAATCAACCCTAAAACAAATGTAACAAATAAAGTTACTTTATCAGGAATAGCAGATTTTTTCGAATTGGCCTCGCCCACAATACGCTAGAGGCCTACTTTGAAACCAATTTTGCGCTGATGCAACATCATAAATATTCATTAACTGAGATTGAAAATATGTTGCCATGGGAACGTGATATATATGTTGCGTTGTTGGTTAATTATATTAAAGAAGAAAACGATAGAAAACAAAGGGAGAAATAAGTAATGAGTAAATATAAAGAAGATATAAAAGGATTATGGCGACCACTTATGGGTTGGTTGTATCTATTTGTTTGTTTATGTGATTTTGTGTTGTTTCCTATTTTATGGAATGTAGCACAAGCAACTTATTTAAAACATATAGTATTTACTCAATGGGCACCTTTAACATTACAAGGTGCGGGTTTCTTTCATATTGCTATGGGTGCTGTATTAGGTATTACTTCGTACGGTCGTACTAAAGAAAAGATTAATACTGAAAATAGTCAATCATTAACAGAAGAAACAAAATAATTAAATGGCCGATTTCTTAGACGATTCAAATAAACTGGTTGGTGCATTAGGTTCTACATTTGTTAAAAAGATTGACAAAATGCAGGCCAAACAAGAAGCTACACAACAAGATGTTGTTGAAGTAAAACAAACATTACCAAAATATAATCTTGAAGTTGTCCAAGGAATTAAAAAACTTGCTGAATCTCAAAATAAAAATATTGGTACAAAAGAAATAGTTGATTTAGGTAAATCTATGTTAAAAGCAGTTACTGGTGAAATAAACAATATAACTCAAGCGGCTTTTAAAGAATTTTTACCTATTGAATCTGAATTAAAAAATATAATAAGTCTATTACAATCTAGTGATGATGAAAATAAAGATAAAGGAATGGAAAAACTTGAAGCTATGAAATCTGTTGGTTTGGATATCAAATCTTTCAGTGAAGAATTAAGTTCAAGTATTGATAGACTATCAGAATTATATAACAAAAATAAAATTGATAAAGAAAATAAGAAAAAAGAATTACTAATAGAAAGAGATATATTAAGAGAACGTGGTATCAATACTTATCTTGATGAAAAAAATCAAAAATTAGAAATTAAAACATTTGAACAAGAAAGAATAGAAAAATTACAAATATTAGCAGAAGAAAAAAGATTAAAATTAGAAGAAAAACAATTAAATAGAGAAATAAAAGAAGCAAAAGGAAAAGATTTCATACATGATACAACACAAGAAAGACTTATTAATAAAGAAAAACAACTTACAGAAGATCAAAAGAAATTACAAGATAGAAAAGAAAAAGCTGGCATGTTGTCAGGCAGAGATAATGAACAGGGGCCTTTTGCTCAAACAATAGGTGCCGCATATAATCAATTCCGTTTAATGGGTAAAGAGATATTTGGATTTGGTAAAAGTATAATTGGAGTAGGTAAATCTGCTTTTGGATTTGTAGGTAGTATTGGTAGTAGTTTTAAAAGTTTAGGTTCTAGTTTATCTTCTTTTACAAAAACAACGGAAAGTTCTGGTAAAAGTACAGGTATTTTTGGTAATATTATGAAAGTAACTATTATTCCTATTTTAGCATTTTTGGGTTCTATGATAATGAGTTTAATATCAACTATAATAAGTGCTGTATCAAGTATAATGGGCGCAATAGGTAGAATTGGTGGTAGTATTGGTAGAATGTTATTTGGTGCAGGAGAAACTGCTGTTGGAGCTGCAGGTGCAGGAACAGCGGTTGCAGGTGGTGTTGCTGTAGGAGGTGCAGCTGCAACTGTTGCTGCTACAGGCGTTGCTAAAACAGAAGAAGGTAAGAAATTAGCAAATCAAGTAAATGAAGAAACCCAACAAACTGGTTTTAGTATGACTGGTGCAATGGATGGCGATCTTGCAATGGGCACATTACTTGCAAATCCTGAAACTATAAAACCTTTGTCTGATAAAAAAGGTTTACCTAAACCTAAACAAAATGTTGATTTAAATAAATTAAGTGTTGATAATATGAGTGGTAAAGAAGCAGGAGATAATAATAATGTTGTTCTTGCACCTAATAACGTGGTCAATAATACTAATCAATCTACTGTGATGGGTATGCCACCTATAAATCAAGATCGTTCTTTTATTAATTTAAATGCACCTGCTATAGCAATTTAAATATGGTGGCCATTTCTGGCCACCATTAAAGTACTAGTAGAGAGAGATTCTACTCGTCATCTGCCAATTTACTAAAGTAAGACAACGTATCGTCATCATCACTAGCAGATTGAGTAGTGGTTTTACCATTACTTTTTACTGAACCATTTGTTTTTGCCTTAGAGAGATCAGCACTTTCAACTGTTTCGGTATTTCTAGTTCCCGTAATTACCCTATTCAGTTTCTCTTTGAGTTCATCATAGGTCTTAAAATTACTAGGGGCCAAGAAAGGCGTTAGAGGGTACTGTTTAGACCAAATTGCTTTGATGCTTTCATCAGTATCAGCAATTGCCTTAACAGGCTCAAATTCAGATTTGTCATAGTTCCAATAACCATCAACTTTTCTAATTTTCAGTTTAAAGTTTGCACCTTTCCAAAAATCAAATGGGTTAATTGGTTGTTCATCTTCAAATGCTGGTTGCATTGCTTCTGTAATCTTATCAAATATCTTTTTACCGAATTTGAATATGAATACTTTACCTTCGTTTGCTGGATAAGCAGGATCACTAACAACTAATATGTTAGAGAAATAAGATAATTTTCTTTTTCTTTTTCTTGCTATTTCTTTATCAGATTCAACACCTGAATTCCATAGTCTAGTATTTTCTTCACTAACAGGATCTTTATGATTAAGAGTTGTTAATGAGTTCTCAATATACCAACCACCTTTATCTTGAAAGGCATGAGACCAAACTCTTACCCATGGCATTTCTTCTTTTTCAGAAGCAGGTAGAAAACGAATAACGGCATAACCACTACCAGTTTTATCTAGTTCAGGTTTCCATATTCTGTCGTCTGTATATTTGTCTTTTGATTTATTAATATCCTCAGGATTGAGGTTAGCTTCTAATGCTTTGGTAAGTTTATCAAAGTTAGAATGACTAGTTTTTAATGTATTAAAGTCCATTGTATTCTCCGTATGTTTGTATTTGTGTTAGCTGTATAATCGCTATCATTATTATTTATATGACTTTTTCTTTTTAGTTGCCCATTCCTTAACAGTCATACCTTTAAGGTTTGGCGTTCTTGCTTTATCTCTTAAATTGATCAATTTACCAATTAAATAATTTAATATTCTGATATACATATTTCAAATATATCACAATTTTAATGTGATGTCAAGTACTATTTAAAAATATCTTTTATTATAATTACCCAGAAAGCAATGAGTAAAATTATAAAACTAAAAGTTATTAATGTTTCTATTATCATATTATTTCATTAAATGTAATTCAGGCCAATGATCTATATTAAATGAGTTCTTACTCTTTTCATCTGTCAATGCAGGCATGAATTTAATTGCTGTAGCATCTTCTACTGCTTTTACACTAGTTGAATACTTCAATAAGTCAACAACAGGCAATGCTGTATTGGGGAATATAAATGCAATAGATTCACCTGTATTCTTATCTATAATAACTTTCCATATTTTATCAGGTACACCTACTTTATTATCACCTATTGTTTTACTATTTCTACTGTAAATAGTTCCACTTACAACATAGATGTCCATTCCTTTTAATGACCATTCTCTAATAAAAGTTTCTAATTGTTTCCAAATACCTCTGTTATTGTTTGGTTCTTGTGGCACCATATTAGAAAGAAAAAAACTTTCACTCATAATCTTATCGTTTTGAGTATTATTACCTGCAGGTGCTAAATGACCTCTATCATAAGGGTGGCCTTTATAATCAGATAATAATGATTGATGTTCTTTTTTGATTTCAGGATCTGGTCTAAAATCATCTTGTCTTTTTGCATGACCAGATACAGATTGTTTTGTTACATGTTCAACAACATATTCTGCTGTTCTTGTGTCATATCTATAATGTATTGCATAATTAGTTTTACATAGATACTGGTCATCTGATTTAATGGCACTCACTGGTGCGCCTTTGTAAGCGTGTTGTGGGCATTTGTCGTCTATAGGATTGGCCAACACCACACTTGTTAACAACCATAATGTTATTAATATATTTTTAATCATGTCTTATAATATATCATTATTTTAAAATATTGTCAAGTGTTTTATAATCTATATATGTTAAGTTATTTATTGATTTCCAAACATATAATGGTTTATTCGTTGCTTTATTATTAATACTTTCATTTACTTTATAGAAATTAATGTTAGGGTTTTCTTCAAACAATATCTTCCATTGTAATATCCAATTTTCTGCTGGTGTTGCTGAATGTTCAGATATAACATAATGTTTAGTATTCTTGTATATGTTATTAACAAATGAATTATCACTTATTAAATCATGTCCTATTAGATAAACATTTTTAGGTTTATCTTGTTTAGTTGCAATATAGCCTGAAGTAGGACCAGCGGCCCAACCAATATCTATATTATTAGGCATAATTTCGTTTATATTATGTGCCTTATCATTATCTTTTACCCAACTAACAGCTAGTTGATTTGAATTAATATTCTTTTCTTCTATTCTTTTGTCTTTATGTAAAATTTTTACTAAGCCAGATAAATTGGCACCGTGCATAACAAATTCTTTTTCATCAATTCTTTTATTTTCTGTTTTAACGTGCCATTTGTTTAATTCATCTATATCAATTTTTGATAGGCCTGCATAAACCAAATCTTCATACATAAAATCAGGACATTTAGTCCAATCTCTAAACCATGTTTCATTATCATAACAATAACCACTATGATATATCTCGTGCATAATACCATGATCTACTGATACTAATACATCTGGTACAAAATCTCTATAGATTGCATTACAACCATATACTTTACCATAAGGTTTTAACTTGTTAAGATCAAAACCTTTTCTACTTTCACCATTACCTATTAGAAATACATTAGATGACATGTTTTAGCCAATTGTAAATTGCTATCAGTGCTAATAGTAAAAAATATGATTGTTGAAGTGAACGAGCTTTATCTTTGTCTTGTATTGCAATATATAACCATGTTGATATTGAAAATAAACATATTATCCACCCCAACCACTGCAATGAAATTATAGCACTAGCATGTATAGTAGCAGCTATCATACCAAGTAAACAAGCAATCCATCTAATCATTTTACAAATACTTCTTTCAATATTAATTTCGCTGTCGTTGGATTATATTTAACAAACTGTGTATATTTCTTTATTCTTTTTGAATGTATTGGCCAAACTACTTTTTCAGTAATTTCTTTATCCCAACGTTTACTATATGATAAAATTTCGTTAAATACAACCGCACTTTCGTAAGATATATTTTTTGATAGAACCAATTGAAAAAACCTAGGATGCTGTCCACCAAAAGAGTTAAAACCATCATCAAAAGAAAGGCGCTTAACATTGAAGTCATTAGCAATATACACACAATCACTTCTAAAATGGTATTCAAAAGCGTCATTACGTTTTCTCCAATCAAGGTAAATATCCGTGCCATCATTTCTAGTTAAATCTCCTACCCATTTATTACTATCAGTAAGAAAATTAGAAACAAAAAAGTCCAATATATCATCTTTATTGTATTTGGTTCCAAGCTTGTGAAAAAAATATCTAGCATTGTTTTTAGTAAATGTTTCTAGTTTACAGTTAACTTTCCCTTCATATTTATGATAGTCATAACTATCTGTGGTAAAATGTAGTTTAACTGCCAAATATATTTTATATACATCAAATCCATTTACCATATATCATACCGGCAACTGGCCAGTTTTTGGAAGATAATTTAAGTTTTGTGCTTCTATAGCAATCTTATCTTTTAGAGTCTTTGTTAATAGAGGTGCAACTGTTGAAGGATCTATATCATTTTGTTCACAATATAAAAGTACGGCATCCATGTGAGAGATACCTTTTCTCTCTTTTACTATCTGTTCTATTTGTAAAGAAAATTCTTTTGAGTTCATAATATATTATATCATATATTATGAAAGATGTCAAGTATTATTTAAATAAAGATGTGATTCCTAATAAAACAAAAAGTATTATCATTATTAACATAAATTTAAATGCTATATTTTCTTTACGATCAATTTCAGGTGATGCTTTTAATAATGTAAATTGTGTATTATCTGAACGTATAACACCTATAATTGATAATGCTAATAGTATTAATATAGTTGTAATAATAATTGTTCTTATCATTTATATCTCGTCTTTTCTAACTAATATATCGTGTTTTTCTGTGTAACCAAAACCAAAGTCAATATTCTTATTAATATTCAGTTTATCTTTTAAATAATCTATAAAAGATTGACCTGATAAAAGATGGCCAGGTTTCTTATCAACTTGACCACCTTTTTTAGTATCAGATAACCATTTATTTTCACAAGGGTTATATGGAAACATATTACTTACCGTTCTTTAGATTTGGATAAAATGCTTTTACTGTATTTTGATATACTTCAGCATAAGGTTTTACCCATTCTTGAGCCTTTTGTATGTTCTCTTGCGTTTGTTTAATAACATCACCGTTAGTAACAAATTCATTGAATTGTTTTGCAATTTCAATAATATCTGTTGGTGTAACAGTTGGTGCTTTAAACTCTTGCACTATTTGATCGCCGTCTTTTTTGATTGAGTATTCATACTCTTTTACTTGAGCTTGAAAATTAAAATCAACGATATCTTTCGCTAATCCTAATAAGTCTGATCGGATTTCATATCCGTTTTTTGATGTTGTTGCCATTGTTTTCTCCTTTGTGTGTGTTAATAGCACTTCTATTTATAAGACTAAACACCCTATTGTATCTAGTCTATATAAATTTTTTAATTACTTTTTTACTGGTGCAACTGGCTGCGTAACAGCAGGTTTTACTGGTGTTACATCTACTTTTTTAGAAGGTTTTACTAATGTATAAAATCCTACTATTAAAACAAATAGTGCTACTACAGCAATTGCTATATTTCTATACGTAAACATGTTTATTCCTTTTCTAGTTAATGTATATTATATTATATACTAATTTGATTGATTTGTCAAGCGGCCTACTTCTGTTGCCACGTGTAGGCCAACGCCGTTACCTATTACTAGGCAGCAAGAGCATAACTTTCGTTAGCGTCTATAATTTGATAGAACGATATCAGCGATTTAACTCCAAATAGGTTTACTTAGTAGTCGATTCTAGTTTCCACCCCTTATATTTCATTATATAAATGGTGGAGTGGCAGGGTACCGCCCCCTGGTCCTAACTAATTATTAACTATTTTTCAACGTTAAATTTTGTTTATTATTAAATTGTTTATAAAAATTATCTATAGATTCTATCAACTTCTGTTTATAGTCTGCCGTATTTTTAATAAAAGTTTGAGCAACACCATCTTCACAGGCCAATATGATTACAATCTGTTCAATCTTTTCACCAAACGTTTCTTCATACATCATTGAATAAGCAGTAGTTTGTAAGAAGTAGTTTTCAATCCAACCTTCTTCTCTACTCTTATTGGCAGATTTAAAGTCTATTACTGATAACTTACCGTTGTATTCTGCAACACAATCTACTTGTCCTGCAATAGTAAGTTTTTTACTATACATGATTGATTCTAATAATCTAATATTATCTATTTGATCTACATAAGGTCTAATTAACTTAAAAAGTCCTAATGGTAACACGTCTCTAATAGATGGAGTTTCATTCTGTAAATACTGTTCTACCAATGTGTGCATTGCTTTACCACGTCTAGCCGCTCTACCCATTTCCCAATTAGCAACAGATTCACCAACTTTATCGCGCCATTCTTTTAATGAATCTTTCTTTAATAGTGATAATACAGAAGTTACTGATGGATAAGATTTACCATCTATTTCGTAAAATCGTATACCATCTATATTTTTACCTGCTGTTTTTGGTAATATACTCTTGTTCAAATCTATAAATTTAAATTCTCTAACCATTAATCCTTTACATTACATGTTGCAAAAGAAGCATTTGTAGTTCTTAAATAAGGTTTGTGTGTTTTAAAACCTGGAAACTTTTGATTTGCTTCTTCATTGGTTACTGCTGCCGTTAGTATAACATCTTCACCTTGCACCCAATTAGCTGGTGTTGCAACTTTATGTTTAAATGTTAATTGTAACGAATCAATAACTCTTAAAATTTCATTAAAATTTCTACCTGCACTTGCTGGGTATTCTAACTTCAATTTAATCTTTTTATCTGGCCCAACAATGAATACTGATCTAACTGTCATTGTATCACTAGCATTCTCGTGTATCATATCATAAAGTCTTGATACTTTTTTATCTTCGTCTGCAATTAATGGGTATTCTGGTTTTTGGCCTTGTGTTTCTTGTATGTCATTTAACCATTGTTCGTGATTGCCTATTGCATCAACTGATAGACCTATAACTTTAACATCTCTTTTTACAAATTCAGGTAAAAGTTTTTGTAATGTACCTAGTTCAGTAGTACATACTGGTGTAAAGTTTTTTGGATGTGAGAATAGTATTGCCCAACTATTATTTGTGTAACTATAAAAATCAATCAAACCTTGTGAAGTGTGAGCTACAAAGTTTGGTGCCGTATCATTTATTTTAACCATATCTTAATAATATAACATAATATAGACTAGATGTCAAGTACTATTTTATAGACTTTATTCTATCACTCAATCTCTGTGCTCTTTTACCAACTTGTTTGGCCCATGCACTATTTAACATTTCATTTGATGCTTCTAACCACTTACTTTCGTTAATATATGTTATAAACTTCTTAAAGTTAGATAATCTTGGTCTACCCATATTAAAAATCATGTTAGTTATAACTTGTTGAGCTTCTTCTGGTAGAGTATCAAATTTTGGAAATAATAATTTTGCTTCTGATATCATTTTTAATACGTCTCTAGTAAATACCGCATTTACTCTATCTTCACTAACTTTTGTTCCAACTGGTTTACCAAATTCTTCATCTTCTTTAACTACTAAATGACCAATACCAAATGTATCGTAACCTAAATGGTCTTTATAAATTTCATATTTAACACCTTCATCAATTTTTAATTGTTCTCTTAATTGTACTATGTTCATTTATTATCCTCTAGTTAATTTTAATATTTTTTCTATCTGAGCTTTAATAATTGGACCCCTATTTGGCCAATGTATATATGGTTCATTACTCTTACTTAAATTGTATAAGAAAGGTAATATAATTTTTTCTATATCTTTGAATCTTTGTTGTACATCAACATCAACGTCTTTATTTTTGTTTGCGTTTTCTTCATTTAATATATCCATGATCTCGTTGATCATTAAATTAATTGAAGTTATATCTTTTTTAATATTTGTAATATCTGCACCACTGGTTTCTATAACTTTAGGATCTATAGTAGGTTGTTGTATTGTAGTTGCTGTAGGTGTGGTTTCAAATCCCCAATCATCTTGAGCAAGGTCAAACCCCTTCATGTAATCTGGTATTTTATCGTTTGCCATTCTTTTTTAAATCCTTTTGTCTTTTTTTATGTTTTTCTAAAACTTGTTGTGTTCTAATTTCTTTAATACCTTTTTTCTTAAATCTTTGACCTAATGGAGAAGAAGGATGAGCTTCAGCAATACGTTGTAGATTGTCTTGCCAACCACTATCTGTTTTATGAGTTAAACCAGATACTCCACCAACAATATTTAGAGATGTAAATATTTGTCTTATATTTTTATTTTTTTTTAAATAGGCATCTAATTCAGACATTGACAAGTGTTCTGTATATTCTTTACCTGTTTTAATATTTTCAAAGCTATATATTGGCATATTATTTCTTAATATTTATCTTTGGACAAAATATAACTTTACCAGTATTCTGATTTAAATAATTTATAGCTATCTTGTTTGTTCTTTTATCAAATAAGTAAGAATTTTTTTCTTCATCTATATAGGTGCCATCACTATATTTTTGTGTACAATAACAACAATTATAATCAATTTCTCTTATTATATTTGTTGTGGTTGTACCATTTTTTTCAGAAAATAAAACTATTGGTTGATTATTAGTAATAGTTATTTTATTTTCATTTATTAAATAATTAGCATTAATAATTTTATTTTTTTCGTAATTTTCAATTACTTTAACATTTACCGTCATAGTTGTAGAAGTATTATTACCATAAGCATTTTCTATAAAAAATAAAATAATTAAAAATATTTTTTTCATTTCTCTATACCCCATTTAATATGCTGCCATAATCTATCATAACTATAATATGTAAAAGTTAAAACAAAATTAAAACCTATTGTTGTCCATATCGCATCTTTAAATTTTTGTCCTGTTAATAATAACATTACAAAGGTACATGTGAATATCCAAATTCTATATATTAGTGCTTTTACAAAACTTCTTTTTCTTGTTATTTTCATTAATTTATTGTTTGTTTATCTTTAGGTTCAAATTCGTCATAAGGTCTTATATTATCAACCGATTCAGGTATTGATTTTAACATTCTTAAAAAATCAGCATCATTTAAAGATGATTTGTATAATCTTAATGCTTGTGCTAATAAGGTTGCGGCAACTATCTGTGTTTGTCTTTTTTCTACCAATATAAGTCTAGCAACTTCCTGAAATACAGTATTGTAAACTTCTTTTAATTCTTTAGAATCATTATCTTGCATTTTCAATTCCTTTTTTATACCAGTCTGGCATTATTGCTGGACTTTTCCATGTAGCAAAATCTCTTTTCTTCATTATATAATATTTTCTGTAACTGGCCACTGCATCGCCTGGTACTTTACATTCATCTGGCATTGCTGGTGTAGGTTCTTTTTGATCTCTTACAGGCAATCTTTTAGGTGCATCTTTTAATACATTGCCTAGTTTTTGTATTGTCATGTGATCTTCAGATTTATTATATCTTAATTTAAATTGATTGTGTAATGCCATCATGTGTCTATATAACCATACATAGTTGTGTAGGTTATACATTACCCACTGTGTGCTTGGATGTTTAATATGACTGGCTTTATATAAAATTTTATCTAAGTCTTTATCTGGGTGTCGCCATCTTTTTATACTACGACCGTTTGCAGTTTTATCTGTAAATTCTTGACCGTCTAATACTCTGTGTGCGGTAGACAACATTTGTGCTGATTCTATAATCATTTTACAAACATGTTTATCACAAGACATTTCTGCCGCTTTAATAGGATCTTTATGTAGATAAAATATATTCATTTTATATATAACTTTGTTAATGTTCTTTGATTGCCTATATGAGAATCTTCCAATTTTTCTATTTTAAAAAGTTTAGGTAATAGATCATAATATTGTTCTCTGCCAACATAATCATGTATAAAAATTACCGAATTTCTTTTAGCTTTTGCTAATAACATTAATGCTATTGTTACTCTAGCTAAACCATCTATAATAAACATGTTAGCATTTAATATCGTTTCATTTGGCAATATGTAATCTTTTAACTCTGCCGGATTTTCTTCTTCTGGATGGCCTATTGTGCGAATTAAATTTGTTTCTGGTTTATGAAAATACGTATGATTTTTAAAAAGTTTTGTCTTGTTTGATACTAAATCAAACCATGTTTTGTCATGTTCAATTGAAATCATAGATTGATCTTTTCTAAGATTTTTTAATAATTCTATTGTTGTGCCACCACTTCCCCATTCTACTATTAAGGAATTTTTAGGTAATAATTTTATATGTTCAACAAGTTTATCTATTTCTATTTTAGACATGAAAGATTTTATATCATTTTCCATTAATGTATACCTTTTTTATATTTTTGACATAATTTTTTCCAAATACCAAACCAAAATTTTTGTGCCCATTTAGATTCTGCTTTTTCACAAGCTCTAAATGCGTTTTTTATAAGTTTTTGTTGTAGTTTATTTGTAAGATTTAATTTTGTCATAATATAATATCATAATATCATTTAATTGAATTTTTGTCAATATTATTTTTTACTATTCTCGTTCCAGTCGTATATCTGATCTAATTTAACTTTAATCTCATCTGGATTTAAACCTTCCAATTCTTTAGCACCTATTTTTTGTACTAATGCTTTGTAATCTCTTTCACGTTCTTTTTTTGATTCTTTTTTATCTACTTTTTCAATAAATTCTTTTATTGCATGTGATCTTATTTTGCTTTCTAAATCCGATTCTTTTATAGGTTCTTTTATTATAATAGGTTTTTTAACAATACCATTAATAAGTTCTTTTTCTCTAATAGATACGTTAAATGCTATTAACATTAATACTGCCAACGGATCGAACACCAGTATTAAGCATATAATAACCAATCTAACCGCTCTGTCTAAGTTGCCGTCCATACTATCGCCATATATTAATTCTGCAACGTATTTGAATGGCCCTATATCTTTATCTATGGCCAATTGGTCTTTATCTAATTTAAGTTTTTGATTTGATAGTTCTGTAATCTTCTTTGATGAACTTGCTATAACGTTATTAACTCTATTTCGTTCATTCTGTTGTTTTTGTCTTTCTGAAAGTCCTTTATCTGCGTCTCTATCAATTACTTTATCTAATGCTCTGTCTAATTGATCTACAATTTTTTGAGCGCCTTCTAATGATTTCTTTTCTGATTCTATTTGTCTTTCAATGTTCTTAACTAATAATCTATTACCTGTATTAGGTGCGGCCTGATCTAAATGCGCCTTTGATAAAAAACCAAAAATACCTATTGAAGTAATAAACATTAACATCAATATAGCAGATGTCAAATAATATCTTATTGCGTTTGGTAATAATTTAGATTCCCAATTTCTATATAACCATGATACGGTTACTAATTTTGCTATCTCTAATGTGATACCCATTGTTACAACTGCCCAATAAGCACCTGCAAATAATGAGGCTAATCCTATAATAGAATAACCAGCACCTATAATAGATACGGAAATACCCGATAGAAATAGTAATATATTCAACATATTAATTATTTGTTACTAGAATCAAATTCCTCTGGTTTTGGTAACTTTGGAGTTCTAATTTTTCTAGCATCAATATCTTCTGCACCTAGAGCTTTTAAAAATAATCTTGTTTCATTTTTAGCTCGTTGCATAAAAATATCATGTGCCATTTTAGATACTGTTACTTCATGTAAGAATTGTCTTATTTCTTCCTTGACTTTTTTATCATTACCATTTTTAAAACCAAGGTAATAAGATAGACCAATAACAGTGCCTGATATTACGAAGAATAATAGATCGTTCATCTTTTAATAACCACCTTTCCTTCTTCTCTTATTTTTCTAATTATATTTATAACTTGTTGATTGTAGTCTTTTGTAGTACTCCAATTATCAAGACCTTTTGCCAAAGCAATAGAATCAACCCTGCCCCACCATCTATTTTGTTGTGCTCTTATTTCTCTAAATCTAGCATAAGCTTCTTTAGTATTTAAGATTTTGATATAATCACGAACTGAAGCACACTTACTATGATAAGATTTAACTCTCCAAGATAAGTTTTCATTATAACCTGCTGGTAACATACCTTTGTCTTTATTCCATACTCTAACACCAAATAAATTATTTCCATCTCTGGCAAATCTACTTGTGCCTGCATTACTTTCAATTATGGCTTGTGCAATAATAAGTTCATCAGGTATTTGTTCGTCTTTATGTAACTCTAAATTTAAATAGGCGATACATTTCTGCATAGTTTTAATAAAAATCTCATCATTATGAGTTTCTATTCTTGGTTCCATAAAACCAATTTCTTTTGCCCATTTCATAGTTCTATCTATGGCCTTTTCTTCTACACTATGTTGTGATATAAAGTTAGGAAAAAATGTACCTATACCAAATCCAATTAATGTAATACCAATAATTGCCATTGCTTGTCTAAAATAATATTTTATTTTTCTAGGCAGTCTATATCTGATGTACCAATAACAAGGTCTTTTCATATAATTATATAATTAAAATATTCGTTTACTTACAATGTATGAAAAGTAGTGTTTTGGTTCATTCAATTCACTAACTTGAGCATTAACATCATTAAGTTTAATCTTCTTTTGTAAAAAGATTAATCTGTAATCGTTCAAGTATTTTTTCATAGTATTAAATATTTCTTCTGATTCTTTATTAGAGAAATTATTTAAAACATCTTCTTGAAAATTACCTTCATAATAAACGATCTGATCACCTCGTCTTTTATTTTTGGTAAAATCTTCTATTGCTTTAATAGAATTAAAAATAGATGATTTAAGATAATCATCTTTGAACTTTTTTGTTATCACTTGCGTCATTATATATCTTTCTTTTGTTTATAACTTTAAACCAACGTATTTAAGTTTAGGTTCAAAACTATAAAATAGTTTGTTGTGAGCACCTGTATCATTTACATGTGTAAATTGATATAGATGTACCATTTCGTGGGCTAACGTGTCCAAGAAATCTTTTTTACTTTCGTATTGTTTATCCATTTCCAATACAATAATCTGTGTACCTTTTCTTTTCCAGTCAATAGTAACTACTTGACCTGAACAATTCTGTCTTTTAAGTTCTTTAATTAGTATGTCGTTGAATGGTGGTAATTTGTTGTCGAAGATACCTTTATTTAACATTTTGAAATATTTTTTTATATCTTTATATGTGGTTATATATTTGTTTTTTAGAGATAACAATGGCATAAGTTTTTTTCTAATTGTCAAAACTTTCTGTTTTGTTATCTGTTCCATATACCACCACTATTTACAATCGTCCTGTATTTTTGTATCTTTTAACAGGCTACATTTATATTGTTTATCTGCTTCAGCTCTTAATTCTGCCGACATCTTATCTAAGATAGTAGGCAAATACTTTTGGAATATATTAATAGCATCAATTGCAAACAAATGAGCTGCACGTGCCATTTCTTGTTCCATTAATTTAGAAGCATCAACTGGTTGGCCAGATACCTTTTGTGTAATAACATGGCCTATAACAGCAGTATTATATTCATTAGCCTTAACTGAGTTCATAAAAACAGTTAAAAGACCATACACTAGTAAACCTAGTGCTATTAAAAAAATCAAGTATTTTCTCATATATTTATCTTTTCGTTGTTTTTGTTAATGTTTTTTCTATATTTTGCCAGTATTTCATTTTTTTATATTCTGTATTAAAATCAACATCATTTTTTGTTTGTTTTAAAAGTTCTAAATTTTTATAATAAAAATATAAAACATGGTGTTTACTACAATTTAATTTTTTAGCAATGTCTGAAAATTTGGTTTTGTATATGATTCTTTCTTTTATAATATATAAAAAATCTAAATATTCTTTATTATCTTTACTAGAAAAATACGAATATTTAAAATATGTATTTTTAAATTTTTTTAATAATTTTTGTATGTCTAATTTAGATTGTATTTTATCTTCAAAAGAATTATCTATTAAGGATGTTTCAAATGTTTTCATATTATATTTTATAGTTGTTAATATAGGTATAATATAACATTTAAACTTGATGAATACAAGCGTTATTTTGATTATTTAAAAAGAAATATGATATGAAAATCAATGACTTAATAGGATGTTGCAAATATACAACACCCTATTATTGATTATTTACGTAAAAAATCGTCATTCCAGTTAAAAGCTTCTTTAACTACGTTCTCAGTTAAGCCTTTATAAACTAGATTTAATTTTTTATCTTTGATATTAATTAAAACTTCAGCGTCATCTTTATGTAATGCTTCTAGCATTTGTATAAAAAGAGTTTCTTTTTTAATTTTAGGTATTGTGCTTCCACCTTTAATGAAAAGATAAAGTTTTCTTACTTCATCTAATAAAGAGGTATGATCTGTTCCTGCTGGAGCTTCATTTGCCATATATGGCGGAATTCCTTCAGGTACATCAAAAACGATTTTAGGATCAAAAGCAGCTTTAAGTATCTGTCTTAAACCTTGACTGTCGTGTTTTCTTAATACTTCAATTTTTAAAGGTTTGTCTTTTGCGTTATTTACTTGTGTAAATATTTCGTGTGCTAATGGTCTAGCATTTGTGGCCGTACGAGCCGTTGCTGCCATTCCTTTTTTACTCATTAAGCTAGAATGTCTAGCTTGTTCTATTTCTGCCATAATTATTTACTCCAATATTCGAATATTAAAAATCACCAATGTTGCTCATTAACGATTTTAGTTTGTGTTCTATAAAATACGGTAGAAGTTTGGACCTACTAGGCACTTTATAGTTCTTATAGGTATTTATAATAGTTCTTTCTAGTTCTTCTGGTATGCAAGAAAGGTCTATTAATCTCTTATTTCTCTCGTAATATTTGCTGGTTTCACTGCCAAGAGGTATATTACTAACTTTGGCCCATTCTTCAAGTCGTTTCTTATTAATAGGTCTTTGTTTCTCACCTGTTAAAAAGATATCATCTGGACTTAATATATTAGGTATACCGTCTGATCGGTCTCCTTTTATAATCTGTTCATGTAAAAAATTATTAGGATCTAATCCTTCACCAACAAATACCTTTTGTATAGGACTGTATTGTTTAACATTAGGTTTTGATTGTAGTTGTATAAAATCTTTATCGCCACTTATAATCATAATAGGTTCTTTTGTATGTTTTACAAGTACTGCTATAATATCATCAGCTTCAGCCTTTTCTACATACATCATAACATAAGGAAAGTTTTCTGCTATCTCGTTTTTAATTTCTGTAATTACATTAAATATATTATCCCAATCTGTGGCAGAATCTACTCTACCTTTTCTACGAGCATGTTTATAATTAGGAAATATATCTCTACGCCAAGGATCTCCAGCGTCAGCACATAAAACTATTTTATCGCCATATTCTTTTTTGAATTTTAAATTAAAACCTCTCAATGAATTGATTACCATGTGTCTAATCATTTCTTTATTAGGCATGTTTTCAGCCTTACCTCTGGTCTGTGCCATAAGGTTTGATATTAACACTTGATTGAGGTCTATTAAAATCATTTTGTTATAGTAATAGAGGCGAGCGTTATATATTTCTCGCCTCTATAAAACACTAATTAAGCGTTATAAGATTGTAACGATCTTCCATATAGTTTTTTGATACCAGCAGCAATAATTGCTTTAGATGGTGTTCCTAATCTATATGAAGTACCTGTAGAAGTTTTATTGATATAAATCATATTTCCTTCTAATCTTAATTTGTCAATCATAGCTCTTGGAGATACTAGATCAAATCTGTCTCTCAAAGTTTTCCATGACACTGGTTTCCCAGATGACAATAGGTTAAGTACTTTTTGTGTTTTTGAAGCATTACCACGTGTAAATGCTCTTTTCAATGTTTTTAACATTATATTTTCTCCTTGTTTTTCAATTGCTATTTTACAACCTGCGAAGGCGATTCTATTAAGAATTTCCATAAATCTATTTCTCCCAATCATCTGGTGTATCAAAATCTGCTTCAAAATCTGTCCATCCATCATTTGTTTTTTTAATCTCATCTTTAATATCTTTACTAAAAGGTTTATGTGGTTTATGTTTTTCATCTATAACTAAACTATAATCTATTGATGCAATAGGGCCAAATCTGCTCGTATTAACATTAACTATTTTATCAGATAATTTTTGAGCAGGATGTTTAACATCAAAATCTCTATAAATTAAACCTCTCATTATATCTACCAATAATGCCAAATCTTTTGTAAATTCTGGTTTCTCTGTCAATATAGACATTTCTACAAATTTTCTTAATACCATTAAAGCAATTTCATCTACGTTTCCTTCAACAAATTCTTTTGTTTGTTTTATTCTTTCTTTTTCAGAAGCAACAGGATCTTTTTTTGCTGTTTCTTTATTAACTATTCTATTTGTTGGAAATAAAATTACTTTATTATTATCGGTCATCTAAGCAACAACCATTTTAGCCAATAATATTCTATTTGATTTTTTGTCATTAATTATCTGATTTAATTATTTTACCTTCAAAATTGACTAATTCTTTATCGTGTAAATATTCAACCAATTGATTATAACCACCAATAAGTTGACCATTTATTTTAATTTGTGGCATTGATCTAACATTTTTACCTATTTCTTCATATAATGCTTCGGTTGAAGCAAAATCTTCGAACTTTTTTTCTGTGTAAGTAAGGCCAAGATTATTTAATAACAACTTAGCCTTAACACAATATCCACAATTATTCTTAGAATATAATAAAATGTTAGATATATCACTCATTAGTTTGCTTTGTTTTCAACGTTCTTAACAGTTTCTTTAAACGCCAGATCGGCCTTTTCTTTTAGTTTATAAGAGTTCGCTACTTCTTCAATATTGTAGTGATACATCTTATTATATTCACCTAAAGGAAGTTTTAAACCAACCCATGCTCTATAGTAACCTTGATTTGTAGTTGATACTTCTGTAGCAAATACTTCATACCCTCTAACAGGTGTATTTTGTATTACGTTAACTAAAGTAGATTCTACTTGTGATACTATAGTCTTTTGTTCGGTTTTGCCTAATTCAGTTATAAACTGTTTAGATTGTTTATTCATTTCGCCTTTTATAACGTCAGCAATATCAGCTTTCGCTAACATCTTTGCTTTCTCAATTGCGAGATTTAAGTCTGGCGATACAGCGGTACCTGTACCAAATAAACATTGTTTGTCTGTGCCTTTAGATTCAATAGAATTTAAGTTACAAACTTCTTTTTGTTTGATTTGATTAACGTACCAAGCAGGGATAACTGTTAATGTATTATCCTTTTCTGCTTTAATTTCATAGTTCTGGTTTAAGCCAGTATTAGCACAAGCACCTAGCAACATGCCAAGTATTGTGATCGTCATTAGTCTTATCATCATATTATTTCACACTCCTATTTACATCATATACTATCTGTTCTGTTTTGTCAAGTCCTTTTCTAATTGTTTTAAAAAGGTCTTTAAAAGACACGTTAAACACTAGCATATAGATAAGAGTGGCGATTATAATGTTTTTAAACATTATTGCACTCTCCATTCACCGTTCTTGTTTAGGCACGTCTTTCCGAACGATTTAAAGGCGTGATCTGGTCTACTATAGTATCTGCAATATTCTGGTGCCGATACATCTTTATAATAGAATTGTGCAAACATTTCCCAGTAGCCAGGTGTAATTAAACCCTTTCTACCGTCAGCACACTCCAAAATTTCTTTTTTAACAACACTTTCTCCTTCTTGTGTAATCTTTACTGATACATAACAGTTCTGATTAGCACTTTCTTTAGGTGTAATAGTTCTACTTAATTCATAAGTCTGTTTATTATTTAAATCATCTATGTCTTTAATAACTTTTTGATATAAAGCATTATCATGTTGTTTTTCTTCTTCAGTCATCTCAACTTTAGGCATAATAAAAGTTTCATTTGCTCTTACTTTTGAAATAAAAACATGTAAAAGAAAATAAAATAAAAGAATATATAAAAAGTATTTCTTGAAATTTAATTCTGCTCTACCTTTTCTCCAATCCCATATTAATTTTTTTTTAGGCAGTAATGATTTAATTGTTAAGAATAATTCTTTTAATATATACAATAAAGTATCTAATAACTCTATTGCATAAGGTTTTAAAAATTTACCTGTTATATTTAATGATTTCATTGTTAACTTCTGAATTGTAGTATACCACATAATAATATTACCAATACAACTATACAGAATCTAATAATAGACTTTTCTGATACTAATCTTATTGGTTGTTTACCCTTGTTGTTCAATTTGCACCTCTAATTTTTTTAATGTATCTACTATTTCATACAATTCTTCTTCTAAAGCTTTTCTAGCATGAAAATTGTGATCAAAAAAATTTATTTCTTCAACTATTTCTTTTTCTCTTTGTTTTAATATATTAATTTGTTCTTTGTCTAAGGACATCTTTTTCTACCCACCTTCCATCTGGTTGTTGACAAGCAGTTCCAAACTCTACTTTTCTATTAATACCACCAATACCAATTAATGGCCATTGATTCGTAATATCTACAGTTGATTCATAATCTTTACACTTAATCGGGCCTTCCATATATGTTGAATATGTCTTTACACTACCTGAATTATTGGTAGCTTCATTATGCCAATTTGTGTAAGATGAAGAAGTACCTTTGTTTAGGTGATCTACAAATACAGCGTTATGAACATCATAATCTGATTTATACATTATATCAGCACCGACTAAAGCCCCGCCAACAGCACACGTAGCAGCAACAATAGGATTATCTGTAAATTGTAAACAAGCGGCTGTCGTAGTTACTGCACCAAGAGTGGCGCCAGTGTAACTACGATTATTAGCACACTGATTAACAACAAACAAAAGTAAAATTAAACTAAATATTCGCAAGTTTCTCATCTTCTAATTCAGCTTCTTCTTCCCACATTTTCTGTTGATATGATTTACCAAATACAGAATAATAAAAGTAATCACGAGGATTTTCACTTTCATAAGCTTTTAACAATTCTTCAAAATTAATATCTAAATTGTCGTAAGTTCTAGGGTTTACAGATTTATTTTTAATATGATCTTTGAAAAATTGTATTCTATTTGTATAGATATCAACTTCTTTATCTTCTATTTTTTTCTTTGTTGAAAGAGCAACATCTTTTTCTTTGGCGTCTCTGAACTCTTTAAAAAGAGTGTCTTTATCATAAGTTATCATAATATATATTTTTAATTAAGTTAGTCTTACTGTATAAGGTAATACTTTTTTGTGTCAATTGCAAGCCTAAAATCAAAGAAATAAGTATTTAAAAACAATGACTTCAAGTTATTGATATTAATAGCTTTTCCAAGACTCAATAAAATCATTTACCACGTGTTCGTATTTCCATCCTAACCACACTCCAACTATTAATCCTAGTATAAACATAAACCAGATCATTTCTTTTTTCCTTTCTTTTGTTTGTTTATTTTGTATGATATTTCACCATCTTCATTTTTATATAAAGTATATGATTTTTTACCATCAAAATAGTATCCATCAATTTCTTTGCTTCTTTTTTTCTTATCTACGTTTTTAAATAAGTCTTTATTTGTCATTATATCTTTCTTCCCATTGTTTTAAAATCTGTACTATCTATAACTTGATATGCACCTTTATTGTAAGCGATGCCTATTGTTTTACCAGCAGGTAACTTTGTTGCATAAGTTCTTTTAAATGTATCACCAACAACTCTATCACTTGTAGGTATAGATTCTTTTGTTTTGTAATCTGGTATATCAAAGCCCTTATGATTACTGATTACTCTACCTTTTTTATTTAACTTTAAACCTAATGACTTTAACCATTTACGGTATTGTGTCATGGCTAGTTCTAATCTTTGTTTATTCGTTAACATTTGTTTCTGCTTCTTTTTTAACCCATTCCCTTTGATTTTTAACATCAGGTGGTAAATTATCAATATGTCTACCAAAAGCTTTTGTATTAATACCTTTTACTGTAAACTCTATTGAATTTGTATTAGAATTAACATCTAATAATGATCCTTTTCTAATTTTTATAGTTCTATCGCACATGTTTGTTCTCCTTATTTAACTTCTCAATAACTATTATACAATTTAAAGTTTCTTTTTTATTAAATCGTGATAATGCTTTCTTTTCGGCCTCTGCATAATTTTTAGCTTTAACAGTAAATTCTGTAGTGCCATTATCATCTACTATTTTTGATTCAAATGTAATTCTAAACCAATGTTGTTTCATTATTTACCAAATTTACTTTCAGTTTCTAATTGTAATTGTATATCAATATCCGATTCTGCTTTATCCACATCTTCTTGTAATGTATCTCTGAATCTAATAGCTGTATCTCTTGCTGATTCTAAATCACCATGGTCAATACTAGCAATTATTTGATTGATTATATCTATTTGTATTAATTCAATGTTTGTCATTATATAGTCTCCTTGTTGTTAATATTATACTACACTGCTTCTGCATATTTGTCAAGCATAACTTCATCTTGATCGTTTTCATCATTGATAATTATACCAAGATGTTCTTCGGTTTGATCATCAAAACCAGTATCATACCAATCTAATTCTAATTGATCTGAATCTTGTTTAATCATGTCTCTTACATTATCACTATTAATACCACCAAAATCTAAAGCAATATCTCTAGCTTCGTCAGCACTTTTAGCTTTAACATAATAAGCAACTTGTACAACATAATCTTGTACAACTCTGTAAACACTTTTACCTAAATCATTTTTATTATAGTATATCATAATTAACCTCTACTTTCCATTATCCACTCATAGGCAATATCATCATAATCCATATTTGTAATTAATTCTATGTTTTGAATTTTACTTAACATATCTGCTGCCTCAGCTTGAGATATTTCATTATTAAGTAATAACTCTTTAATAGCGTCTGCTTTTGTTTCTGCAACTTCTACTGCGTAATCTTTAGTTTTCATATTATAGTCCTTTGTTTCAATTTATACGTATATAATAACATACTAAAATACACAATACAAGCGTTATTTTACGTTTTTTAAAAGAAATAGGTGTTTATAATCAATGACTTATTATTATAATTGTTCACGTTTTGTTCTAATGAAGGTAATGAACGAATTATCTCCAATGTTTTTTAACCCATTCTTGTTTTGATTCGTGTGGGTCTGGTTTGCCATGAAAGACGGCAATCTTTGCGTTCTTATCTTCCTCATAAGTTTGTTCTGAAATATCAAATCTAGGTTTTTCTCTACTATACCATTTGTATGAAAATGACCATTCGTCTGGATATATTTTTAATATATCTTTATCATGTATTATATCTGTAATAACTTGTTGATCGTTATGAAAATTATTATAATGATCTTGCCATTCTATATATTTTTTCCATATAATAGAGGCCGTATCATTATTCCATTTCATTATACTTGAATTGTATTCTTTAAATTTTGGTTCAAAATCACTAATTATACAAAAAGATTTGTCGTCTCCATAAGTAGCAAAACAATCAATGTTTTTAGTAATAACTATATCTATATCAAAGTATAGGTTTACACCTTGAAGTTCAATATCAGTATTAAATAGTTGTAGTTTATTCCACCAACCCTTATAACCTTTTAATGGTAAGTCTTTATAAATGATATCTCCATAAACATGATCAAACATATTAGTATGATCCGTAAAACAATAAAACTTATGAGGTACAGTCAAGTGCTTTTTTACCATATTATATAAGTTTTGAACGTAATCACTAGTGTATTTGTTACCGTAGAATACACAACAAACATTTATCATAATTTACTATGGCCAGCCTTTGCAATATAATAAGCATCTATTATATCTGTTACTGGATTGTTTAATGTAGGTATATCAAATATTTTCATCATGTTTGTATCAGTATCGGTAGTAAACTGTTCATACATCTTTTGTTTATCTGCGTTACCTTTGCCTGTAGCAAATTTCTTAATAACACTTGGTACTAATATCTTATAATCATATTGTTTCAATCTATATTTTAATATACCACCGTTCTCTGCTATTTGAAATACTGCTTGACCTTTACTTCCAAATGAATAACCTTCTATAAAAATTTGTGGATTCTCTAATTTGTTTATGATAGATAATGCCCAAGTGGATAGATTGGCAAATCGTTCTATAGGATTAGTGTACTCTGTATGTTCGGTACCTAGTATGTTCTTCATCATATTACCAATATGTTTTTTCTTACTGGTTAAATAGTAAAAATAACAATCTTCAAACTTAAAACTACCATCACTAACACATATGGCGGGAGAATTTAAACTAAAATCAATCCCAACTATCGTTATCTTTTTCACTTACGTCCTCATCTATTTCGTGGCTACAAAACGGACATGTTATTGGATTCATTTCGTACTTATCATTATCCCACGCTACTATATATTTAGTTTCACAATGAGGACAATTTTTTGTAAGCTTAGTGATCATTAAAGTTTACCTTCTTCTCTCATTTTTTTTCTTATTTCGGTAGCAGATATTTTTTGTATATTTTCTGATAAAATTATTTCTTCTATTTTATATCCTACACCTCTACCATAACATATATTTGTTATATTAGGAACTAATGTTATTTTAATTCTATTTTTATAAGTAATTAAAGCTTGTTCTATATTACTTTTGACAGTTTCAAAATCAAAAGGATTATCACCAACACCTTGTACATCTCTAACTTGTATATTAACTTGTCCTGTTTTTTTAATTATTTCTTCAAATAATGTTTGGTGTCCTTCATGCCATGGTTGCCATCTGCCTAACATTTGTGCTGTTGGTTTACGATTATCCCATGTGTAAGGAATTATTTCATCAGCTATTCTTATAGACCATAATTCAGCATTTTGAGTAGGAACTCTAAAATCATATTCATTAGGTTTTTCAAATACTTTATTAGTATCTTCAAAACGACCTTCTTTTATTGTATCCACCCATACTGTATAATCGGCATCAAAATCTTTTCTAGTTTTTTCTGTTGGACATACAAAATCAGCTACAACATTTTTATTTTGATTAAGTGCTGATTGAGCCAAATCTTTCATACGTTTAGCTTGTCTTTGTCTTCCTTCAATTGAAAAATCCCAATCGTTAGCTTCTTCTCTAACTCTATCTGCATTTAGCCAAACAGCGTCAATTTTTGATACTAATTTGTCCGCTAGATAACTTTTTCCTGAACCAGGTAATCCCATTATTAATATTTTTTTAACCATATTTCCTTTTTTATAATTTAAACTTTTTAAATTGATCCTTTGTTACATCTTGTTTAATACCGCCAATAACATAACTTTCTATTTCTGTTTCTTGTGGTGCATTTTGCATTGATTTACTATTTAACCAGTGATCAACCCACGGTAATGGATTTATCTTAGTATCATATCTAGGTTCTAAACCAATTGCTTTCATTCTACGATTTGCTGTGTATTCTACAAATTGATGTAATAATTTTTCAGATAAACCTATCATAGAACCTTGTGAGAACAAATAAGTTGCCCATTGTTTTTCTGACTTAACAGCGTCATCATACATTTTATAAACTTCTGCATCTGTATCTTTTATAATCTTTAACATTACTTTATCATTTTCAACTTCTTTATAATTATTAATAATTCTTTGTGATACTGCTAGATGTTGACTTTCATCTCTTGCAATCAATGAGATTATCTTTGCTGAACCTTCTAATAGTTTTAATTCACCAAAAGCAAAACTACAAGCAAACGATACATAAAATCTTAATCCTTCTAATATGTTTACTGTGATCAATGCCTTCCACAATCTTTTCTTTAATTCATACATGTCAACTTTATCTGGTGTCAATTGATACTTGTAACCCATTTCTATTAAGTCATCATAACACTTGGTTACTGATTCTGCACGTTCTTCAATTTTCTTATCTTCGATAATCGTATCAAAAATTTCACCTGGATTTGCATATAAATTTTTTACAATGTAAGTATATGAACGACTATGTATTGTCTCCATAAAATCCCATGTTACAATACAACCTTCTAATTCTGGTAAAGAACAAAACGGTAAAAATGCCAAACAAGGTCCGCGTCCTTGTACGCTATCTAACATTGTTTGATATTTTAAATTAGATGTAAAAATATTTTTCTGTTCTGGTCTTAGTTCTTGGTAATCATTACGATCTTTTTGTAATGATATTTCCTCAGGTCTCCAAAAGAAACCTAACTGTTGTTGTGTTAACTTATCAAAAATAGGATACTTAAATGTATCATACCTTTGAACGGCCAAATCGTCACCAAAAAACATTTGTGCTTTGGTAAAATCTAAACCTTTTGCTTTATTAAATACTGATCTACTCATTTTTCTCCATTATATTTTACAAGATTCGCAATCATCATCATCAATTGAAGGTACCGTTTCTGGAACGTTATCCTTAAATCCTATTGGATGTGCCGGTTCATCTTCATCTTTCTTACCATCATAAGTATTTTGATAATAGGAAGTCTTCCAACCATACTTATACGTGGTTAATAGGTCATTTATCATTACTGATAAAGGTACCTGTCCTGTGTCGTAATTTTCAGGATTATATGACCAGTTGCCGCTAATTGCCTGATCAAAATACTTCTGCATCACTGCTACTACATTTATATATCCTTCATTTGATTTCATATCCCAAAGTAAGGTATAAAAATTCTTTAATTGATTATAATTAGGTACTACTTGTTTTAATGGACCTTTCTTAGACTTTTTAACTGACAAGTAATCTCTAGGTGGTTCTATACCATTTGTTTCATTAGATACAACACTTGAAGATTCTGATGGCATTTGAGCTGAGAGTGTGCTATGTCGAAGGCCATGCTCAACAATATCCTTCCTCAATTTCTCCCAATTAAATGATAGTTTTCTGGTTACTATTTCATCCACCTCTTTTTTGTAGGTATCAATTGGTAAGATACCATCAGAATATTTTGTTCTATTAAAGTATTCACACTTACCTTTTTCTTTTGCAAGTGTATTACTTGCTTTTAAAAGATAGTATTGAAATGCTTCTGTTAATTCATCTACTAATTTCCACGCACCTTTTTCATGGTACATTAATTTGTTTTTTGCTAGATAGTGTGCTAGACCAATATACCCTATGCCTAAACTTCTTCTGGCCTTAGTTGATACTTCTGCGGCTTTAACTGGATATTCTTGGTGATCTATAATTTCATCTAACGATCTTACTGATAAATCACATAACTGTTCTAATTCTTCATAATCTCTTAATATACCTAAATTGATTGCTGATAATATACATAATGCAATCTCTCCATCACCATCTATATGTTGTAATGGTTTAGTAGGTAATGTAATCTCTTGGCAAAGGTTTGACATTGTAATTGTATCTTTAAATGATGAATGTGTATTGCAATGGTCTATATTCATAATATAGATACGGCCTGTTTCTGCACGTTCTTTTAATAAACTTTGTATTAATTCTTGTGCTGATATCTTTTTCTTTTTAATAGAAGTTTTCTTTTCATATTCTTCATATAGTTTATCAAACTTATCTGTACCCCATGTATCATATAATTCAGGTACATCATGTGGTGAAAATAATGTTATTTGTTCATCATTAATAAATCTTTGATAAAATAATTTAGATAATTGAATTGAGTAATCTAATTTTCTTACTCTATTATCTTCTGAACCTTTATTGTTTTTAAGAACTAATATATCTGATATTTCTTGGTGCCATATTGGGAAATGTACGGTTGCACTGCCACCTCTTACGCCATTCTGTGTACAACATTTGACTGTTGCCTCAAACTTTTTAAGAAATGGTATTACACCAGTGTGCTGAACTTCACCACCTCGTATGCGTGAATTAATTCCTCGTATGCGGCCTGAGTTAATTCCGATACCGGCACGCTGTGCAATATATCTTCCGATAGCCATATCACCAGTAAATATACTTGGTAGAGTATCATCAATATCAACAAGCACACAACTAGCATACTGCTTAACAGGAGTCCTAACGCCAGCCATAACAGGAGTTGGAATATTAATTTTAAACCTCGAAATAGCATCATAATACTTTTTAACATAAGTCATCCTTTTTTCTTTTGAGTATTTTGAAAATATCGTTGCTGATATCATCATATACATAAACTGTGGAGTTTCATAAACTTCACCTGAACTTCTATCTTGTACTAAGTATTTGTCTATTACTTGTCTTAATCCAGCGTATGTAAAATTGTAATCTCTTGTATGGTCTATCCACATATTCATACGATCAAATTCTGATTTGTCGTATTGTTTTAATATTTCAGCATCATAAATTTTTTTATCTACACATTTTTTAGTGTGTTCATATAAATGTGGATGATCCCAAAGTTTTCTAAAAATACTTTTTCTTAAACTGAATAGTAATAATCTGGCTGCAACGTATTGGTAATTAGGAGTTTCTAATGAAATTAAATCTGAAGCTGATTTAATAAGAATTTGTTGTATCTCATCTGTAGTTATACCATCATAAAATTGTAAACCGCTTTTCATTTCAACTTGTGATGCTGACACGCCTGATATATCTTCACAAGCAAACTCCACCATCTGGTGTATCTTTTCAATATTAAGAGGTTCTTTTTCTCGGGAGTTTCTTTTCTGTACTAAAATCTTTTCAATTGTCATATACTACATTTCTTCCAAATATTTAATCTAGTTAACGCTGATAATTTGTTATATGTGTTATTACTTATAATACTTTTAACCTCATCAATTAATCTTCCTGATATAATCATATCATTGATATCTTTTGATTGTATTGATTCTGGCCATATAAAAATATTATAATTTTTATCAATCATTTTATACATGCGTTTTACTATTTCTTTATTTCTAGGTTCATTATCAAAAATATATGTTACATTTTCTGGACTAACTTTTAATATCAAGTCAGCGCCTGCGGCCGCTAAACAATTATCTATAAACAGACTATCAATTGGTCCTTCAGTAATGTAAATATGTTTTTGAAAATTTACTCTTTCTAAACCATATACCTTTTGTTTAGTTTCGTCAAGCTTAATTGTTAAATATTTTGGTTGTTCTTTACCAAACGCTCTACCTTGAATTGCAAATAAATTACCAGTTGTATCATAGAAAGGTATTATCAATCTTGGATGTTCACCTTTAAAATTATTAAATGTATCTGGCTTTATCTTATTAACTAAAGACATAAATTCATCTGTATAGTAAAGTATATCGAAAAACTTATCTGGTATTTTTCTTTTAATAATATATTTTTTGGCTGGGTGTTTATCAGGTAATTCTGATATTGTAGGTAATTCTTCTACAATATTAATCTCTTTAAATACTGGTGGTTTAAAATTAAAGTTTGGTTTAGGTGTTGCTGGTGCTGATCCTTTATATCTTTCTAATACAAATTCATCATGCAATTTAGTATCTATAAACTTAATAAAATTGGCCAGGTTTTGACCCATACCACAGTTATGACATTTAAAGAACATATCATTTTTAACTCTATAAAAATATGCTCTTGCTTTACTTTTATTTTTTTGAGAATCTCCACAATGTGGACATCTAAAATTAAATAAATTGTCGTTCTTTCTTTTGAACTTACTCAACCTGGACGATAATAAATTAATAAATTTTAAATCAATATAAGATGACATAACACAAGAACTAATATACTATAGTTTGTGTTGTTTGTCAACCTATTTTATTAACCGAATATACTTAATAGTTTATTGAAATCTTTTGTTATTAAAAATATAACTACAATCGCCGCACCTAAAAGAATCCATCTAGCCTTTTCAAGCATACTAACTCTACTGCCTATATCATTTCGTAATGCTTTTATCTCTGTAAGTAATCTTCGTTCAACTTGATTGATTTCTCTTTGTAATTCTCTATAGACATTATCAATCTCATCCGCTCTATCTTTAATCTTTTCAAATATAATTGCGTCTGTTTTTTCTTGTCTTTCAATCTTTTCTTCATGCACGGCCAACATAGATTTAATGCAAGAAGAAACATCAGTTAATTTCTCAATAGCCGTATCTAAACGATTATTGATGCCACTAATGTTTTCAAGGTCTTTTTTAACGCCTTCTAACTCTACTCTTATATCTAAGTTGTCGTTTTCCATTTATTATCTTGCTAACGGATTAGAATTTAATGCTCTTAATTCTTTAATTTGAACTTTTAATAGTTCAACTTCTTTTTGAACTAATGCTAATTCTTGTTTAACTTGACTTGCTTTTGATGGATCTATACTATCTATCTTAGACATAATTTCTCCATATTTAATGAAGCCTCCACCAATTGCGCCAACGATTGCAACTGTAGCAATTATTTCCTTGAGATTATCTTTAATTTTTCCTATCATAAATTATCCTTTTTTTATTCCTTTTTTTAACATTTCAATTTCTAATATAATACTGTTTTGTTCATCTTCAATCTCCTTTAAGAGACGTTGTTTTACAGCAATAGGGTCTTTAATTATATACGCCGATAATGTAGCGTCTTTGTATATTTGTTGCTGTGATATATTTATCTGTTTGTAGAAGTCTGAATTAGGTATTCCAACCATTGTTTTACCGTCTTGTAATCTTTTGTTTTCATATGACGATAAATCAGCTGCACTTGCTTTCATACCATCTAGTTTTATATCTTGTATTGCCCTTGTTCTTTCGCTTACCGTCATTAATGTTCTATCAACTTTTGCCAATTCAGACTTTATTTTTGCATCTATGCTTGCTGATTTGGCATCTGCCTTGGCATCTCCAGTAGAAGTAATCCCCGCTGAAGTTGATGTAGTCTTTGAATCTGATACACTTTTTTCATTAGTCGTCTGCGTCTGCGATCCTTCTGTTTTCGCACTTTGAGTTGTTCCAGGCTGAGCTGCTGGAGCTTGCGTTGTTTGTGTTGGCGAATCTGTTGTCTTACTAGTTGTCGTATTCTGTGGACCTGACGTAGTGTTAGCATTTGTTCCTCCTGTTGTTGTATCATTAGAAGTAGTAGAAGCGGTTTTTGTCGGTGCTGCGGACATTGGTCCGTCAGCTGTAGAAACTGTTTTAGTTGGCGCCGGTGTTGTGGACATTGGTCCATCTGTCGTGGAAGTTGTTGCAACTGGTTTAGAAGTATCTAGTGTATTATTTGAAGTTGCTGTTGCACCTGGTGCAATGTAAGTAAATTTACCTGGACCTAATGAACCATCTCCTGCTGTAATACCTTTTGATGCTAGAGATGCTTTATCGTCATTGGTGCCTACATAACCTCCTGTAGATTTACCATCAGCACCAAATAAATTTGATATAGGTCCTGTAAAATTTGCAAGTGGAGGAGGTGGTGCCATCATAGGACCTGAGAATGCCATAGGATCACCAAATGTTGCAATTCCTAATTTTTCATTTTGTTGTTGCATAATTGGTGCAGTTAAAAATTTATCAAACGATACTGGCGGAAGTGTACTAATTACAAAATCAGGATTAGCAGAAATTGATTTATCTGTTATTAAAAAAGGCAAATTTTGTAATGATGTGGGTGCATAATTTAATGACGTTAAATCTGGAGGACAAGTTGATGGAGTATTTTGCCAACATAAAACAACTGCTGTATTAGTTACAAGTACTGAACTTATATTTTGATCAACATAGTTATAAGAAATACTAAGACTAGGTGATGCAACATCAACACCACTAAAATTATTACTTGACGAACCAAAATCAAATCTTAACTTTGATTGATAACCTAATGTTAATTGAGAAGTACCGTCATAATTTGTTTTTTGACCTATAATAATATTATCTAATGGTCTATCAATAAAGCCTGCAATATTTCCTGCGCCATTACCACTAGGTATTCCATTACTAGACATACTTCTATTTTGTGTGATGATTTCTCCTGTATCTAAGTTAGTAACTGATTGTGATATTGTTAATCCCATAGGATTAGAAAACCAAAAATCTGTTTTAGCAGATGCTGATTGAGTAAATCCATAGGCTTGAGATACAACATTTATTCCTAATCCTGTTAATGGTGCTGATGTTTCAGCATAAGAAGTTGTGCCTTTACCTGTTAAATAGTTACAACCCATATCACTAGTTCCGCCTGTTACGTTTGTTCCTGTCCATACCGGTGAACCACCTATTGTACTACAAAAATTATAATTCGCTAATACATTACCTGTGTTTTGATTATTTGTAATTGAAGTATTTACAGTAGTAACTTGATTTAAAGAACTGTAAGTAATATCTCCTAAAGTTGGTGTATTAGTTTGTTTTGTTGTTGTACCTATTGGAAGTGTGGTTGTTTTTGAAGTTGTAGTTGTAGTTGAACCATTAGCATTTTGTGTAACGTATGTTGATACAGTTTTTGTATTACTTGAATTGCTTGTATTGATTTGACCATAAGAATATCTAGCTCCTACAAGTAAACTTAGTATAAAGAAAATTGCTAATGTAATTTTATATCTATTAGTCATTAACTTTTAGTAATTACAATATAACAACATATAGTAACAAGTATTGTTAATATTATAATATCCATACTCACTCCTTTCGGTGTTGTATTAGTTAGTTTTAGGGGTATTGTTTTCTTGTTGTTTTTTTAGCAACTCTATTTTTTTAATTTCTTCTTCTTTTTGAGTTGCCTCTATTACTTTAAGTTTATCTACATATTGATTGTAGTCTGGTCTTAACTTATCGTATTTTGCCCACTGTTGTGTAGCTTCAGCACCAATTTTACCTTCGAAAGGACATGGTGTTCCTGATTGTTCCATTGCAAAAAATACTCTAGGGTCTTGACATAGAATAGACACTGCGGCCACTTTCATGCCTAAGTCGTTTAATGTTTTAGATAGTTTAATTCTTTCACAATTCTCATCTCTGTAATAAGAACCTCCTGAAAAACCTAAACCTACTGTTGATAGTCCTGCACTGTAACCAACAGAACATAAATCTTGTGAATAGGCAGACATGCTTGGAGCAGATGCAACCGCAGCTACTCTAGTGTCTCCTGAATATGCAGTAGAATTAGAAGTCGTTGTAGTATTTGAAGTATTACTAGAACCTGACTGGTATGTTTCAGAAGTAGAAGAAGTATAACCTCCTGTAATTGAAGTGTTACTTCCGCTTGTATTATTCTGTGTGGTACTTTGTGCTATAGCACTTGTCGAAATCACTTGCGTAAAAGCCATTATAAAACATAATAAAAGACCTGTTAATCTTTTCATTTGTTCCTTTAATACTACTATTTATTCATTCTACTTTTTCGAAAATGCTCTATTACCAAACCAGAAAGCAACAACAGCAGAAAATAGTCCTGCAGTTTCTTCGTCCCATAGTTTAGGTATTGAATCTACTACTGAAGTGCCTAATCTCAATAATGCAATTAACGCACATACTTTTATTAAAACAAAAAGTATAAAAAAAACATATGTAATCACAGGCCTAACTGAAGCTCTCATTGTTTCAATCCAAGGACTTCCTTTTAAAGAAGCATCTTGATCATATAAACCTTTTGCTTCTTCAGCATTGGCCTGTGCTTCTATCATCTTAATGTTAAGGTCTATTCCTCTTTGCTGAAGTTCTGCTCGAAGTTTTAATTCTTCTAAGTCAGCGGCTCTTTTTGATTTTTCTTTCCACATATCGAATATGGAGGGTATGATAGATGTACCAAAACCTAATAATGTGCCTAATAAACTTAACATATAATAACCTTATGATCTAAACTTGTTTATAATAGTATTTATACTATTCTTTACTTTATTAACAACAGTATCCACTATTGCTGGTCTTGGAATGTACCAACCAATAACTATACCTATTGCAATTAATACTAACATTTTAATCATTTCTTGACTCCTTTTTATTTGGTTTTATCTATATAAGTCTTATAGATGTTATAAGCAGCGTTCAATTGAGTCTTAACAACTGTATCACTACTTCTTTCAGATGCTACTTTGGCTCTCTCGGCCATATTAGTAGCGGCCTGAATCTTATGAACGATAGAATGACTAGATGTTTCTATTCTTGTTACGCTTTCTCTAGCAACGTTCTCGTTTACAAACTGTAAATTTGGTATTACGTGATCTACAACATCTTTAGTATCTTGTGTATCAGTCATTGTTGGTGTAGTATCGACTTTAGTTAGAGAATGACCTGTCATTGTTTTACCTTTGTCGTCTTTTTTATTATGGTTTTTTCTATTTAATTTGTGTTGAATGTTTTTAGAAGGCATGACGGCCATAGTACCTCTACTATCACCTGTACCTTGATTTCTTGGTGCAGTATCTCCTAAATCTGCCTCAGGTTTCATAGCATCCATACTACCAATAGAAAATCCCCCTATACCAGAAAAGTTAGCATCGTCATATTCTTTTAAATAATCTTTTGCAAATTCTTTAAAAGATTTGAATGTTTTTTTAGTCATTATTTTATGTTATATTTTTCTTTGAATGATTTTTTAGGTTCTTCTTTAACCATTTTAATTTCTGATTGTTTAGGTGCGTTCATATTATCTATGAATAAATCTGTTTTATCTAAACTATCTAATACTTGTTTTAGCATAACGTTATTGTTATCGGTATTTTCTTGAACTTTTCTTTTCAACATACCCATAACTGGATTCTTTTTCTTTTTTCTAAGACCAAAACCTTGGCCTGTTATATTGTCTTTAGGTTGGACACCAGGCTCACCAGCAGGTCCTACACCAACACCTGCAATTGCTCCACCACCTACATTATTTGTTGGAGCTGACCCCATCATACCAGCAGCGCCGTCATCTTCTTTTACTAACATTCCACTATTATCTATTTTATAATTTAATGGTATTGGTTTACATTTTTGATCTGTATAGCAATAATATTCTCCTGCTTTACAAGTTTGATTGGTTTCTCTAAAATTTTTAAATTTTTTCATATTCTGATATTAATTCTCCATCTTTTTCATATACGTCTATTCCAAAACAAGTCATAAAAGGTTCTTCATTACTTTCTTTTATAACTCTCACTTCATTTAATAACTTATCATATACATTAATTTGTTTAAGATAAGATACTACTGTACTTTCTATTAAGGATTTATGCTTTTGAAGTTCTTTATTTTCTTTAAGAATAAAAGCTAATGCCACTGCAAAAGAAGATAATGAAGATCCCAACCCCATTTTTTGCAATATTCGTTTTAAATTAAAACAAAATCTGTGTAATACTGTATAAGAATCTTTCTCTGCTTCAGTATTCAACTTATTTGCTTTTCTTAAAACTTTACCAGTACGATCAATGATGCCAAACTTATAGGCTTCTTGTTGTTCCCATGGTGTTGATATTAATTTTACTATTCTATAAGTAATTAATAAATCTACTAATCTATTTGCCATTATAGTCCTTTTAGTATTTCTAAAACTTTTTTATCGGCATCCACTTCTTGTAACTCATGTGGATACAAATAATTTAAATAATCTAAAACAGATTTCAAAGCAGGCCAAAATCGAGAATCTAATTTATATAACAATAATGTAACTGCGGCTTCTACACCAAAAACATTTTGCAACACTATAATATGATTTACTACCAATCTAATATTTAAATCTCCAGTAAACACGTATTTACGAAACAATCTTTTAAGATATTTAAATCTTTTCAAATCTTCGTAAAATTCTCTCTCTTGTTCCAGAGTAGGATTATCATAATTATGTTGTGCAAACAATAACCAATTTTCTTTGGTAATCTGTTTAAACATTGCTAATCTTAGATTAGCTTAGCGTAAACCTTTGAACTATTATTATTTAATTTTTCAAAGTTAAACTCAAGCTTCAATCCACCTTCTTTTCTGTGGCTGATACCATCATCATTGATTACTTCATCTGGTTTAGAATCGGTATCTTTACCGTATCTACCGCCAAATTGCTTAAGTGTAACAACAACTGAACCATTACCACTTTCAGGTAATACTACGTTGTTATCAAAAGATAAACCTAGTCTACCTAGTTTTTCTCTTAATTCACTTACAGCATGAAGTGGAACCAAATATTCACGTGCAGCTATTGAACCAACAAAAGCGTTAACTTGTTTTAACACTTCTGCGTTTTCTATGTTGTGAACACCAATGTGGCTATCTTCAACAGAATTATTATTATCTGTTGTACCAACACCTTGTGCATCACCTTCATAGTGAGCTTCTTTTATATGTTGTTTAAAACTTTTCATTTCTTTTTCCTTTTTAGTTTCATTTAATAAACAATCTTCTTCAAATTCATTTAAATCTTTTTCAATAATGTAAGACTTAAATCTTTTCATTTGAATCTTTTATTTCTTCTGAGTAAGTAATTTTTGTCTCGCTCATTTTTAAAAGTTTGTTTGTTTGCTGAAGAGCACCATAAATAGCATTTAAATTACTTTTCATGTTGCCTAATTCAAACTCAACTTGTTTAATTTTTTCTGAAATAGAATTAAAATCTTTTGTTAATAATTCTTTTTCAGATAACAATGTTTTTTCATCAATATTCATATTATACTCCTAATTATTAAGATGCTGAATAACCGTGTCCACCAATAATGTTCCATTTAGAACTTTTGAACATTAGTGTAACAGTTTCACCTTGTGCATTTAACACAACACTAGTAAAACCTCTTAAATTAGTAGGTGTAATAGTAATTGCATTTGTACCAGATGATGCAGTATCTATAATTGTTTTAATTTGACCATCAGTACCGTCAGCAAGTGTAATTGCTCTTGTACCTGATGTTGCATCAACCAATGTAACTGCTGTTGTAACGTTTGCAGCTCCACTAGCACTTAAAGTTTGTGCTGTTTGTTTTAAACCAATATATGTTGGTATATTGTTAAATACATTTGAAGTTGATACTTTTTTATTGATTGGTGTTCCAGATGGATCTTGTACTACGTGGAACAAATCTGCATTTGCTAATGCTGTACCTAAATCGGTAAGCGCCGTGATTTTCTTATCTGCCATTTTAACTCCTTATATTAACCCTTTCGGGAATGCTACTCTAGGTAATACCTAGATCACTTTGTTTATATATTTATACATTGTGGTGAGCGATTAAGCCCACCACAAATCTATGTATTATGCGTCAGGGAACTGAGTATCGTCAGACTGATCACCTGATATAGATGAACTTGCTACTAATACTTCAGTTTGTACTCTTCCTGTTCTTCCACCAGAACCTGCAATACGTCTAACCCAACCAGCGTGAGCAATTTTACTTGCTTGAACTGCTGTTTCAGTTGTATCAACACCATAAACTTTAGTTGGATCACCTTGTGTTCCGCTAGAATTTGATGATTCTGAATATGATACATATTTTGGTTTTTCTGATAATGTATATGCAGCTGCTGGACTTACAGCTGATAAAGTTGCACCTACTACACCTGCAGTAACAACTGCTGATGTGTTTGAAGCAATACTTTTAATTACGTAATCTTCTCCTGCTACTCTAATGTAGTCTCCTACTTTAGTTTGTGTAGTGAAAAGAGTTGATGTCCCCGTAACAGTACCACCAGCATTTATTGCTACTGTTCCTGTTGCAGTTTTAGCATCCTTATTTCCCCATAAACTCATTTGTCTCTCCTTATTAATAAGTGATTTGTTATAACGTTACTATTTATAAGAACTTACTATTTGAAACCTAGTTTTTTTAACTGTGATATGGTGTTGGCCGTACTGGTGTGTAGTATTCCATAACCACCACGAGCCTTAAATTGATTAACGTTTTTAATATAATCATCTATTAACAGAGCAGGTTCTCCATTAACTTTAGCATAGTTTTGTTTTTCTTTTCTTTTAACTAGATTGATTCTGTTTGCTGGTATGCCTAGATGAGATACTGCCCATGATCTTTTTCCAGGAATACAATTTGGATCAGATGCGTGTTCTACGTAAGCAGATAGTATATGTGGTTGATAATTGTTGATGTATGACCATAGTTGTTGGCCACCTGGTTGCCATGGTAAATTATACCAAAAATCTTTTTTGTCTATGATTGGTTTCCATTTATCAAGTTCACTATTATTTTCCATCCACTTATCAATAGACATGCCTGTAGTTTTAATTGCTGCTGATTTAAAATCGCATAATACTCCGTCCATGTCGCAATATATACGAGGTAACTTATCCATGATACTTTAAATACTTATTAATTATGGCCTGCTAATTTAGGTTCAACATCAATTTTAGTTACAGGTTTACCAGTCAAAGTGCTTTTCATATTTTTAGGATTTTCTTCTTCTTTTTTTAAAGATTTCTTATATTTTTTATAATTTGGTTTCTTAGCAGCTTCTTCTATTTTTTTAATAGGTTCTTTTTCACCTTTAACTTCTTTTTGTTTTTTATTCATTTTATCAGCATCAATATCTTCTTGTTTTTGCAATTGTTTCTTTTGTAAATCCAATATTGCGCCTCTTGTTTGATGTATTTGTTTTTCTATATTTGTAGTATCTGCACCACCAGCCGCTTTTTCAGAATCTCTTAATTGAGTTAATCTTGTTCTAAGTCTTTTTAATTCTTGATTATCTGTATCGATTGCTTTCATACCAGCTTCATCTAATTCTACTTCTTCATTCTTTTCTTTTTTCTCTATAGCTTTCTGAAGTGCTGGTGGTAATTTTTTTTGTGCAGCTGTTAATTCTTCATTCTTTTCAATTTTTTTAGCAATGTCATGTGCTTTAATAATTGTAGATTTTTTTAAAGGTGGTTTATCACCAGTTGCTTTCATAGCAGCGGCCATTCCAATAGCGTATGGTTCTTTTGCTGCTTCTGGTACAAATTCTTCTGCTTCAACATAACCTTTTGATTTATAGTCTGCTAATTTTTCTACAGGTATTCTTATTACTTTTTCTTTACCACCTGGTGCAGCTACTAATGTAGTCTTACTTGTAGCAATTGGTTTGTTTGCTATACTAGGAGAAACGTCTTGTGAAGTTGCTTCATCTTTAGCGTTATACCCTTTATCAACTCTATTAAAGAAGGCCTTCTTTTCAGCATCAGTCATTGATGCTAAAGATTTTCCTACTTTTTCTAATTCTTTTTTAAAGTAAGCTTCATAATCTTCTCTCAATTTCTTAGCTACTTCTGATATACTACCTGGTTTAATTTCTAAATATCTTGACATTATTTTTTCTCCTTTAATTTTTTCCATGCTTTTTCTACTATAGATTTAGCACCTTTATATGCTTCTGATTTTGGTACACAATTAGGTACACGTTTTCCATTTTTCATTTTAGTTCCAACTGCTACATAACCAGTCCAACAAGCATCTTTTAATTCTCCTGTAGGTTCTTTTACTTCTGTTATTTTTTCAACTGGTTTGTTTTCCAATTTATCCAATTGATCGTAGTAATCTGGTCTTTCATCCAAATGGGCTAATGCTATTTTCTCAGCAACTTTAGGATCATCAGTATGTTCTGATTCTGATTTGATACCTTTTTCTAATTGTTTCTTTAATGCTTCAATATCTACATTATGTTTCTTAGCACTATCTTCTAAACTAGGAACTGGTTTTAATTGTATTTCTTCTCCCATAGAAAGGCCAATTTGTGTATTAGCGCCACCTGCATTTGAAGGTTCTATGTTCTGAGGTATGTTATTTGTTTGATCTTTTTGTTTTTTAACTTTAGGTTTTTCTTCAACAGTATAACCTGGAACTTTAACATCTGTTACTTTAGCTTTTATGTTAGATAATTGTTTTTGTCTTGCTAACTCTATTTCTTTATCTTTTGCTTTTTTAATAATGTCGTGTATATGTTGTGGATATTTTGTATTATCTTTTTCTGTTCCTTCACCTAAAATTTTTTTAACTAATCCTGTGTTTAGTTTTAATTCTTTTGCTATTTCTTCTGTTGTTTTTCCATCTTCTTTCATTTTATGAATAGCTGTTAATGATGTTTCTTTTAAATCAAATTCTTCTTTAATAGCTTCTTCTGTTACTTTTTCATTTTTACTAGAAAGATAATTGCCTACTGTAGATATATAATCACTTGCTAATGTAACTTTAGCT